CAGTCACCAACTGGGACTGCTGATAAATGCTCGTCCCCGCCCCATCTGCATTATTCAGCAGATACATGAGCTTTTCGGGACCACTGAACGTCGGATCTTTTCGGTACGCCAACCCAAGCAAGCCTATTTTCGTATTCCCCGTAATGGCGTAGAAAACCGCGCGGCTCAGGTAGTCCTCGTTGCGCTTACGGTTGCGCGAGGATTTATCAGTCGGATCGAGGAACGGCAGATATTTATTGCCAGCATCCTTAACCGCCTCAGCCCCCTTGCAGAAATCGCGGTATTTCCGCCATGCAGCAGAAGCCGCCCGGTGTTCTGGTCGAACCCAGGTGATGTCGTCGTTTGCCATATCAGAAAGTGGTGTCCATGGTGATTGAGTAGGCTGGTTTCACGATCGGGTAATCCTTCACGATGAAGTACCCACCAGCGTCGTTGGGGTGATCGTTATCTGCTGACTTATCCGGTTCGCCGTTTGCCGCCCATATCTGCTGCTCGAGGCTTTCGGTATAGACCGGGCAGTTCTGGACGTTCACCAGATACCGGCGTTCACCGTTAGCGTTGCAGAACATGGCGTTCATCGAGTTGATGCGGTCTTTAACCGGCGGGTTAGCATCATCAACAATAACGCTGAACCCGGCGTCGTTAAGCTGAGCAATATCGGTCTTGCTGGCGTTCTGCGATTTACGCGAGTCGCCTGAGGCATCCGGATAGATGTAAATCTCCCGGCTTTTAACATAGCGGCCATCCTCGTATCGCCAGAACTCCTCCTGAATGCGTTTGATCATCGCCGGGGTGTCGTAGACCTTCACCAGCTCACGAACGGCGCGCGGCAGACTGTTACGTTTCACGTGAACAATCGCGGCCATTTTCCCCACGTTGAAGTCCATACCGATAAACAGTGGATCGTTGTCCTGAATCTCGTCAGTGCAGTTATTCAGTTTACGGTTGAAGGTGTGGTAAATCGTCCCGCTGTTGAGGTTCGTGAACTTCCCGCGCAGATACGCCTGGATCAGCTCGTCCGGGTATGAGCTGAGCAATGACGGAATGTAATCGTCAGGGAGGTTCTTCGCATTGTCGAACGTGCTGGCCTGAATCAATCCGTACAGGGCAGCCAGTTCAGGCCTATCCCGCACCGCCTTCACGAATTGCTGATAGACGAACTTGAAGCCTTCCGGCGTGGTAGTGACATCGATACCGTTTCGCAGACCCGGAACGTTGTAACGCATACGCGCGATGATTTTTCGCCATGCCTGCTGCGCTTTCGCCGCCGGCATCACGTCCAGTTCATCGACCATCGCGTTACCGATTTTGAAACCTACAATCGAACCAGGTTTCTCCATCGAGCGGCAGATCGTTGTTCCGCGATAGCGTCGCCCCTCGTAGAAATGGACCTCCTTGTTTCCCTCGTTGATTTTCACGGTAAGGCCCCAGTCGTGGGCCACTTCCTCAACGGTGGGATAAAAGATGTCGCGGATCTGAGGGTACGTCGGCGCGAAGTAGCCCTGGTTAATCTTCGGGAACTCCCACATTCCCTTACAGATGCCGCCGCAGCCCACCCACGTCTTACCAGAACCGAAACCGGCGACGTAGGCTTTGAACTTGTGCTGCATCGCCAGGAAGCGTGCCTGCGGAATGTTAAGTGTCGGGCTGATCCCCATCATCTGCCCTCGCATCCACTACGTTGATATTGATTTGCACTGGGGTTGGTTCATCGTCGTCACCATCACCGGCCAGCTCTTTGCGAAGTTTCTCGATCTCCAGCAACCGGCGGTCGATTTCGATTTGCTGTAGCTTCTGCCCGAACTCGCTATCCGCCAGGCCAAGCCGCTTCATCACCGCTTCGAACATACGCTCGCGGCTGATTGCGGTTATCTCGACGCCGTTCTTACCGACCTTCACGCCGGAGTATGCGAGCCGGGAAACCGCGGGGAGTTTGCGCGTATCAGGGAAGTAAGGCTGGCCAATGCCGTCACCATTACACCGCGGGCATTCTCGATTCGGCTCTCGGGTGTGGTCGTAGCCATAGCCGCCTGTGTCTTCTGGTTGCCGGGCTCCTTCCCTTCCCTCAGCCTTTGCTGTTTCCTCTTCAAACTCAACTGCATCGCGCCACTGGTAGTGATGACCGAAACCCCAGCAGTAACGGCACGCCCCGCGGCGGTATTGTGAGAGTTGGTTTGCATCGAAAGTGGCGAGCTGCCACATCTGCGCAAGGACTTCATCAGCACTGCCAAGCGTGCGCGCAATGGAGGCTTTCTGATGCTGCGCAATGGCCTGCGCAACGTTAGGATTCGCTAAGAGCTGGCGGCCGTAGTTTGGGTCGCTATAACCTGCGCGCTCTGCGGCGGCTGTAGCATTCTGGTCCTTAAGATATTCAGCAACGAAGAGCTTTATCTTCGGACTCAAGTTGCTGCCCACCAGTTCTTCTGCACATTTTTCTGCTTGCGCACTGCGCACTTTCTTCTGCGCATTGATTTGCGCACTTTGCGCAGTAGGCTTTTTGATGTATCGGCGGGCGGTAGCGTAGTTCAGCCCCTGCGCTTCACACCATTCCTTTGGTGATACGCCGGTTGCGGCATGGTCGGACAGGAACCGTTGCTGAAGCTCGCCCCAGTCCGGTTTTGCCATGGTAAGAACCTATTGATGAACACGTTCCGCTTAGTGTTAGTCTTGCAACAATGTATACTGCGGACCCGAAAAATATCTCAGCTAACAGATTATGAGGATGTTATGGGAATTTCGAAAATCTCCCTTTTCTCTTTGAATTTAAGCTTATCTAAAAATGGAATAGTCATTGGATCTGGCACAGGTTTTTTCTATGAGCATGAGGAGGATTACTTCCTTATTACAAATTATCATGTATTTACAGGTAGAGAGCCCAAAAATCCAGAGTGCTTGCTTGAGGGTTATCCAGACTCACCTGATCGCATTTCTTTTGACATCCCTTACTTTGATGGGCAAGAGCATGGGGTTGTAGCCAACATTCATTTAAACATCGATGAAGATTCTATCTTTATAGAACACAAGGATAGAAGTAAAGGCATTGATTTGGTTGCTTTAAAAATAGACATTAGCGAGAGTCAGCGCTTTGCCATCACAACTCAAAAAGATATCGAATTAGTGGATGACATTGCAGTAAATGTCACTTCAAACTTATTTATTGTTGGATACCCGTGGGGGCAAAGTGTCTCACCAAATCTGCCAATATGGAAAAAGGGCACTATTGCTAGCGAGCCACAGCTTATTTTTGATGGAATTCAAAAAATTTACATAGATACATTCACCAACCCAGGCATGTCTGGCTCTCCTGTATTCGCAAGCGAAGACCGTGACGATTACATTTACAACCCAAAATATGAATCCTTATATAAAAAGAGTCTAACTGGTGACACGGAAGCGATAAGAAAAATTTCAGGCATTGAACCTAATAATATTAGACAGATTAGAAAATTTAAACATTTCAGATTGATGGGAATATATTCCGGTAGAATAACCTTTGCTTCAAAAGACCCTCAAATTGGTATTGTATGGCCATTACCTCTGTTAGAAGATTTATTAAGCAATGGGATTAAAACTCATCATCCTTACCCTCCAATTAAAACCACTTAATTGCATGGGTGTTATTATAACAAACTAAAACATCCTAGCCACTCATGGTCGAAGGCTGATTCCTTTTGAATGGCTAGGGTAATTTAGTAGAAACTGAGTATCATTACCTTCTTTATGGTTTTTTGTGGGAATGCTTGTGGTCATCTACTAATAGTAATATTGCCATACCTATCAGCCTATCCATTGTGATGGCAAAAAAACCGCCTTGAGGCGGTTAAACTTTGTTGAATGCCACGCACTGTATCCTGAGGTTTTCTCTCAGCCTCTGTTTTTCAGCCATTAAGGACTCGAAGATTTCAGATGAGGATTGTCCTCCATCGCAACTGTAGACTTCACCATACGAATACGCTGGTAAGAGTTCCCATGTGGTTGCATCGTAGGCATTCCATGAAAAAAACCATTGCTCTTTCTCTTCCATAACCCCTCCATATCACGAGGAGTTATTGTGCATTATCACAGGCACTCAGTGAATGCCTGCTGTAATGCCAGCCACACTCTCGCAGTGGCCACGCTCATGCCCTTGAGTTGCTGTCGCTTCATCGCCGCTTATAATATAACCAGTGCGCGTATGGCCTTCGTGCTGCTTTACCGGAGCATGTTCCTTTATTTACCCTCACATCGGTATGTGCTGCACTGCCTTTCGGCGGCGGCCCAACCGCTTTACTACTTCAAATTGACTTTCCCTTCTGGCAGTTCGCCTGCCACGTTTTTGGTCTATCTCAACGAGACGATTCAGGGCGTATGTCGCATTTATGGTAACCAGATCATTGCGTTGAACTTTTAGTTCGGCAATTCTGTACAGGATTACAGGTTTTCGCACGCAGTGCGGTTAGCTGTCTTAGCGCTGTACCCCGCCCGAATAGCCGCTTGCGTGGCGTTTAAATCGATGAGGTACTCGCGACAAAACATTTCTTGCTTGTCGGTGAGTGCCATTTTTTTCAGCTAATGAGTGAAATATATTTATGAAAATGATGGTTAAGGAGTTAGACAGCCACTCTTTCTATGTCACATTTGACACAAAGCAAGGCAGCGACATTAGAAGAATCAGCTTTAACATATCGAAATTAGAAGATGAGAATATTTCTCAATCTAAAACAGCTAACTTCAGTGCATCAAGCTTGAACGATGCTCAGAGTAAATTAGAAGGATTCTTTGAGTTTGAGAATGAAGCTACGCGAAACGAAGTTATGAAACCATTAATAAAACACTTTTCGCAGCCTTTATAGTTTTAACGAATTAGTTGCACGATGATCCGCACCAAGTAGGTCATTTATGCACTTTTGCTAAGCGATTTCGGCACGAACTCCATCTTAAGCACGTCATCCGGCGCGAGGTATACCCAAGCGCCATCTTCCTTCGCCACTCCAATGAAGCCGTTGACAATTTCAGGTTGTGACCTGTTCATCAATCCTGCATGAGTTTCGCCGGATTTTGTTGTTACTGTTATGCGGTAGATGTCGGACATAGAGAACCTCTCTATCCGCGATCGAGGATATTTTCATTTTATCCCTGCAAGGGGATATCTAATTTAAACACTCACTATAGAGTGGTCTCTTCTGTCCAACAGCGTTGGACATTCTGCGCTTGCCTTTAGAGACCACTATGGAAGCAGGACTTCCCCTGCTTCATCTCTATAGGAGGTAACATGTTCACAGAATCATTAATTTCGCTGGTAATCGCCCTTGCACCATCAATCAACGCGATCGTTAAAACCATCTGCCTGTCCATCTCATTGCGTCTTATTTCTCAACATTCCATTATCAAGCCCACCCGCAGATGAGCTTTGTAATGGCAAGAAAAAACCGCCCAAAAGCGGTCGGCTTTAAAGCCCCAAGATAGGCTTAAAGTCATTTAGCTTTTCAGCTTTGATAACCAATCCTAGATTCATCGTGATTGTTGAGCGAACGACTTGTGTTGCAGCCGTTGGTACGTCAATAATTTCGATGTTCCCATTAACATTTGTTACCGGCCCGGCATAGAGCAAACCAAGGAAAATTAATCTTTCCCCCATTGCAAGGCCGCCGTTAGTAGCAAATGAGCCTTGATTCATTATATAGACAGGAGAACCGCTAGAACCACCGAAGCAGGCCATGTCAATGAGGAATTCAGATTTACCTTTCCAATTTTCCATAGGTGATGAAGCTGTGATTCCCTTCCTTGTAACGGGTCTGTTGTTTACAGAATCCCATAACCCATTAGGATATCCTGTCATGTAAACATCTTCTACAGGGGTAATGTAGTTGTTGCCCAGCGTCTGACGATCTGTAAAAAAGAAGATTTCTGGGTGAATGCCGCTTTCTTCCATCTCATTCAACCATCCACCTACAGGCAATACACATATATCCACATCTTCTTCAGGGTGCATAATGAACGCACTTTCACCCTGAGGAATGGTTAGGTCATAAAACTTTTTCTCTGGGTCAGCGCGGTTAGTGACGTTTAGCCGCAGTCTCACTTCTGAAGCACCATTTACAACATGCTTATTAGTTACCAAGAGAGGAAAAATATTTTCACTACCCTCAATAGTAAAGCAAAACCAGAAAGCAGTTCCTACCGAGGTTCCCTCCGGAGTATCACTTTCAACTCTAAGTGTAGACTTATAAATATCCTGACTAACTGGCATATCCATACTCCCCATCATTAAAATGGGGATCAATCTAGCATCAATCACAAAAGAATTACCTGATCTGTTCGATGTATTAACCATGAATATAAATCTTATTCATTCAGCAAAACAGTTTCTCTACGGGGAGGCGCGTGATACTTCAATCTTCCTGATACTGGCCTTATCCAAATTGCATTGTCCCAACGCTGTATAGAGCTGTGCGTTTAACTCCAAGCTTGCCTGCCATGTGAACGGAACCACCATTCCGGGGATCGGCGTGTCTGCGGTAAGGTCAGCGCTTATCGGCACTTCCGGAGCCGGGACGTAAACTGTCTGCGTATTCCCGCAGGCTGTCAGCAGCGGCAGCAGGAACAAGCTGGCTAGCACACGGATCGCCTTCAAGCGCCTGCCTGATGTAGACAATGCGCGTCTCGCCCTTTTGAGCCAGTTCGTTCTTTGCATTCTGGGTAGCCTGTGAAATGTCACGGATGAGGTTCATCGCGGTAATGACGTTATTGGTGATGGCTTCTGATGCTTCAGCACGGACCGTTTCCTTATCGCGCTGGTCTTTGTAGGTGGTGGCGTTGTCGCGGTAGTGGTTAATCGCCCAAGCCATGGAAAGCAGCAGGCACATAACGACAGCGCAGAGGATTGCTGTTAATCGGCTCATTTCTGGCCCCACTCGCAAACTTCACGCTCAATCTCGCGCCGGGTCATCAAGCCTTTCCATTGTTTGCCACCTGCGTATGTCCAACGCTGCAACTCTTTGCATGTACCCAGTACATCGCCGGTGTTCAGCTTCTTCAGCAGCGTAGAGCTGGCGAAGGCACCAGAACCGACGTTATATGTGAATGAGTAAAGCGCGGCGCGGGTAGGCTCTGGAATGCTAACCTTTATCAACGTGTCGATGGCGGCTGACACCTTTCGCAGATCATCCTTCAGCAGGTTGTCACACTCTTTGTCGGTATAGCGATGACCGCGGCGAATATCGGAACCAGTGTGCCCATCGCAAACAGTCCAGACACCGACGACATCCTGATAAGCGTAATAGCGACGCCCTTCAAGACCATCTGCATTGCCAAGCATCACGGCCGCAATAGAGATTGCACTGGCTCCGCCAACAATGGCACCAGCCAGTTTATTCCTGAGTATCGAGTTCATCTCGGCTCCTGCTGCGGCGGTTGTCTTCGCGGATTTTGAAATAAAGATTTGTCAGGTATGTCAGAACGGCAACAATGATGCCCACCAGCACGCCTATAGCGTTCCACTGCTCGGGGCTGTAGGCATTCAGCATGCCGTTGAGGATGCTCCCGGCAGAAGCGCCGTACGCAGCACCGGTGGTTAGTTTGTCCATGCGATACATACTCTCACCTCGCGTAGTTAGCGGGTGTTGAAAGTTTTTAGGCGATTAGCCGATATGACTAAAGCTGAATGGGTGTTCTACCGATAATGATTTGAACATTTACTCTGAGAATTTTTTATGCAGACAGTCTCTACTTACAAAGACCTTGCAAACGCAATAGCCTGTGGTTCAAACAAAATAGAAGTCACTGGTGATATAACGAAGGGGACGGTAAAAATCGTCGCCAGCGGCGCAGTTACATGGGCTATTGCTATTGGCGCAATTAGCATCGCGTACGCAGCATTTGCTATGACACCCGCGACGGGAGGAACTAGCTCCGCATTATCATTGATTGCTGCACCGGCTGCAGTAGCCAGCATTGGATTACCAGCAACTACGGCAGCAATTGCGATTGCGACTGGCGCAGGGTCCATATCGGCCATTAAAAAATTAAGAAAATATAAAATCGAATCACATGAAAATGGTAAAGCTATTTTAGTTAAAAGATAGATATAGAAGAACCATGCAAGTACTTAAGTGCTCTTTGCAAAGGCATAAAAAAGCCCCGCGAGTTTAACCGCAGGGCTTTAAACGAAGGCAATAACCCATCGTTGGACCAAAATTAACACAGTTTCGGGAAAAGTAAATAGCTTACGATAAAATATCGCACTACTTTGTTATCTGCTTCAGCTGCGCATCAGCCCATGCCTCTTCGATATCAAATTTATTGATCAGCTCGTCGTAGAATGGCTTAACTGACTTCTTCCAGGCATCCAGGCTGATTGCATCCGTTATCTGGCAGACAGCTGTATGAGCCTGAGTTGATGGAATCCGTTCGTAGCCCCTGCCGTTACAACGCTTACAGCTCGCAAGAACCGGGACGCCGTGCTTCTCAGTCAGTTTCTTATCGATGGCCTTACCGCGCCCCTGGCAATCGTTGCAGGCGCAGCTAATGACCTTCTTACCATTGCAGGCTGAGCAGATAACCCGAGCCACCTCTTTGACCTGCCGCTTAACTTCAAAATCGCTCGGGGATTGCTTAAGGTCTTTAGCGAACTTGGGGAGTTTCATGGTGTAGTGTGATTTCATCGTGAACACATCGGCCTCGATAAAACCCTGTCCAGAGCAGCACTCACACGGCTTTACGCTTGCAGCGCTGCGCGAATAATCTTCGAAAGCAAACATGGCCAGCTGTCGCATAACCAGTGCTTTGATCCCGTTATCCAGCTTACGCAGCGCAGCAACCTTGTCGCATTTGGCTAGCGCGTAGTTGGCCAGAAGGTCGATCGCCCTTTCCCGGTCATTGTTGCTTATGCCCATTTTACCGAGGAAAGCACTGTAACCCATCGCAGCCCGTTCCTGCGTCATGCCCATAGCGGCCATGATATCCGTGCCGGTCAAAGAATCTGAGGCAGTTGCGCGCGGAGAATCGCTGATAAGCGTGGATTTTGCGAAGTGGTATTTCACTATGTTTTCAAGATTCATGCAGCAGCTCCTGCCATGTGGTAAATGCGAATAAAGTTGCGAAGGATGCGATAGTCCACCAGCACCGAACCGGGGCGCCGATAAACGCGGAGACGTTGCCAACGTATGCGGAGTATTTCGACCAGCACTAGGCTCAAAGGGCCTCCAGTTCTGTAATAGTCAGTTCGAGACGCCCGCCTTTCACGATCGGCATTTTCACAACGCGGTAATCGATAACCTGGCAATCATCCATCCAGAAACCCGCCTTGGTTAAAGCGTCGAATGCAGCTTTCTGCAGGTTATCCAGATCGCGGCGCCGGCGGTCAGGCATGTGGCATTCAATACGCATTTTGAGCGGTGCGGCCGGGCGGATATTCAGCAGACTTTTGCGAACAATAATGGCCACGGCGTTCCGGTAGGCGACGCCCTCGGTGCTTATATGCGTACGCCCTCGGTTGTGTCGGTAATAGCGATTGTTGCTCGGCGGCCAGGGTAATGTAATTCGGTATGTCTTCACGTTCACCCCCACATCCGGTTTCGCCACCGACGATCGGCGCGCGGCGGATGATTACTTTCCGGCAGCCGGGCGCTGACAGTCCAGGTGATGTAATCAGGGTTAAGGCTTCGCTCTACCTTCACGCCGCGGCGCCGGTATTGCGCCATGAGCTCTTCGGCCTGCTGCGTGGTGCACTCGGTGTGCTGGAACCATGTCTCTTTCATCGGCATCACCCCGCGAAGCTCATGAGCTGCGCAGCGGCATTCTCCGCGTCGCGCTGGCTCTTGAATGCCCTGGACAATATCCAGCGCCACAGAACATCGAGCGCGGCTTTATAGAGCTGCTGAAACTCTGTCTCGTCCATATTGGCGAAGGCGATGCTGCGAGGATGTTTTCGAAGAGTGCCATCAGGCAGCTCGATGGCGTCAAAGTGCCCGGCCTCAACGGTTACCCAGGCCCGGTACGCATCGAACGATTTGCACAGGCTGATCCCGTTGGTAACGCGGCGGTGCGCCACCTGCTCAAGATACTGCTCAGCAGCGTCCAATAGCGCGCTTTCATTCCCGGCATAGGATGCGAGAAATTTGGCATAACCGGTAATGAGCCGACGCTCGTTACTTGATATGGCGCCGCCGGTTGGTTCCCAGTATTCATAGCCCAGATTGAGAAGCGCGAAGAAGCGCCGGTGAAATGCCGGGTTGCGAACCCGCGTGAACTCAGCAACCAATACGTCGCCGAGTCTGATTTTTGATTGCAGGATATCGCTGGTCTCGGGCGTCGCCGGGATCAGAATTCCTGAGTGGTGCTTGATGAGTTGTAATTCGTGCGCCATGGTCTTCTCCGTGGCGCATCAGGCATAGGTTGTTCAGGCCTATGAAAGAATAATATCAGACGGTGGAATAACTCGGTAGCCCAGACGTGTAGCAAACTGCATAAACCCATTGAGGGTAAAGACTTCTTCGTCCTCAAGGAGAGGACGCAATGACACTAATCCATTCACGCGATAAACCAGATATCTTCGGTCTCCCGGGAAGCTGTAGATAACTGCATTATCTGCCCTTCTGACCACGTCGTACCACTGGTCATCTGCTGTAAAGGTATCGGAACTACTCACTATTTCCCCCAGAGCGACATATTGACGCCGTTAATAGTTATTAAGGGCAGTCAGGCGAACGCAAACAGCGAGACTCTTCGAAACTGCCCCTATAAAATTCACGCGATCAATAAAACCACTCGTCGGCGCTTTCCCACGTTTTCTGAAGGATATCTTCAACTACTTTTTTATCACCTCCAAAAACGGTAAGACCATCACTGCTGGCGCGCTTGGTGATCAGCGTGCAATCTGAAAACTGCTTACACAGACGAGTTAGCAGCTCCGCCTCTAAAGCGGGTATAGCTCCATCAGGTAGTTTCTTATTGCGATCAATGACTAACTCAACTTTCATGAATGCCTCCTCTGCTTTAACTGTATATTCATACAGTACACTTGAATGTAAGATTGTTCAACGGTTTAACAGCACAAATGGTCAAAGGCACTTTTCAAAGAAGCATGAGGAATTGTAAATAGGATATTGTCACATCCCAAAATTAATACTTATATATCAATTAGTTAGTCACATTAATTCTTACTCTATTTCTATTGAACTCAAAAAAAACTTCTGTTTTGGCATGGTACTGTATAAAATCCGCGCGCATACAGGATATCAAGCGCGAAAACCCTATTAAGTTCAAAAAATCTATAAATATATTAGAGATTTTTCCGATAAAGGTATAAATGTTATACATCCGTGGCTACATGAGAGTTTTTAAAACCTGAAAAATAAATCTCAAGCCATTGATAAATTTAACTTTATCCGTAAGGGAGATTGAATGTATACGCAGCGAAAGGAATTATATCGGGCACTTGAACAAAGCCGCAATTCCAAGGTCATAACTTATGTTACGGGTGATAGACAAGGCTTAGGGTCACAGATTTCATCCGATGCTTTTGATCTCTTCGCTAACCATTTAGATGAAATCGGTGACACACAAAAAATCACTCTTTTTATCTATACTTGTGGTGGCGACATCTTAGCGGCCTGGAGTATTGTGAACCTGCTTCGCCAGTTCTGTAAGGAACTCGAAGTCGTTATACCGGCAAAATGTTTAAGCGCTGGCACGCTAATGTCACTTGGCGCCAATAACATCGTTATGACTAAGCAAGCCACTATCGGTCCGATCGATCCAAGTGTTAACGGACCTCTGAACCCACAAGTCAATTTTAATGGTCAGATACAGCCGTGGGCAGTCAGCGTTGAAGAAATCAAGGGTTATATTGCTGTAGCAAAAGAAGAATTCGGAATTACGGATGATGCAGGTCTAGCTCAGATTTTGCATGCTCTTAGCGAGAAAATTCATCCATTAGTACTTGGACGTGTCTACAGAACTAAAGCGCAGATACAAATGTTAGCCAGAAAATTACTTGTTAATCAGATGGATAACGCTGAAAACGTGGATAAGATAATCAGTTTCCTTTGTAGTGAATCTGGAAGCCATGATTACACCATTAATAGACTAGAAGCGATGGAGCTCGGGTTGAAAATTGAGAAACCCGATCAAGACCTCTACCGCATTATTAAAGATATTTATGATGATATCAAAGAAGAGCTCCAACTTGGACAACCCTTTGATGCAAATGCAATTTTAGGTGTCTCTAACGCTCAAAAATATGATGCTGTGAGATGCTTAGTGGAAGCACCAGATACGTTTTCATATCAGTTTAGGACTGAAATACAGTTAAATCGAAACGCAGTTGTTGTTCCTGGTGGGACTCAGCAACTAACCGTCAATAGCACTATTTTGAAAGAAGGGTGGAATAAATATGACCAATAATGGAAGCACTGCTACACAGTACTTGGCGTACAATCAAAGCGCTACAACTACTAACCAGTATGCTGGCTTTCGTACCTCTACTCCCAACACAGCGGGCTCACAGTCAGTGAATGGTCAACAAACAACTCAGTATGTAACTACAACCACCAAAACCCTTGGTTGATTTACGTAGTAATGAGAGATAAAAGCCTGCTTTGCAGGCTTTTATCGTTTTAAGCTACTCTCTCAAAAGCACGACACATTTCAGGTAAATTTGCTTTTACTAACGCCTCAGCAAATGGTGGCGGTACTGCATTACCGCAGCGGGCCACCTGCTTATCCTTCGCATACTTCACGCCGCGGTAGTCTCTGTCGATGATGTACCACTCAGGGAAGCCCTGCGCCCGGTATAGCTCATGTGGCTGCAGCATGCGCATACCAATATCAACGATGCGGTATACCACGCCTTCGAAGGTCACCAAACCAGTGCTGTCCGTACCGCAGTATTCGCGCAGGAACTCCAGTGCCTGATGCGCGCGCTGCTCGTCGTACCCGTCCACGGCAAGCAGGGTTTTCACTTCTCCCACATGCGTGCCGCCGGCGGTAACAGTCGGCATTGGCGCATCTACGCGCTGCCCGTCCCGGCAGGTCCCGCGAAGCTTCATCAAGTGAGACGAAACCGCGGCATGGTGATCGACGGTTGTCACAGAATGCATAGGCTCATCCATGCCCACTCCGGCGCCTAGGTAGTTCCCACCATAGTGCTTAGCCAGGAAGGCGCTCACAGTCGCGAACTTGTTGCCGCCTGCGGTTACCGTACCCAACGGGTTTTCCAATTGCAGCACACGAGGCTCCTGCCCTAGGCGTTCGCCATAGCCCATCTGAATGAGCGTGGGCATCACCAGCTGCGATTTACCGCCACCACCAGCCGTAATAGTCGCGCTTGGCTCGTCAGGACCATGTCCGACACTGGCGCCGAACTGGCGGGCAATGAATGGCGCCAGCGCCGCCTCAACCAGCCCCAGCGCGTGTCCATTGCCGCCCGGGCGCCGGGAAGTACCAGCGGTGACCGTCGGTACCGGCTCGGTGACTTCCTGCCCAGTAGCGCCGGTACGGAACTTCGTCAGGTGCGGCACGGCGATCGCGTATCCGTGAGTTTTGTTGATAGTCTGCAACGGCTCCCCCAGCGACTGGCCACGAAAGCAGTCATATTTGACTTTAGTAGTTGTGTGGTTGCACTTGACGATGAACGGCGTCGGATTGTCCAGGACAAAGCGCTGAATGCCCCGCGCAATGCGTTTGAGCGTATTCTCGGCTAGCGGTTTTTTGCGGTCGAAAATCGACGGCGCAGCAATCGACCAGTCGATGCACTCTGCAGCTGTTCGCCATGGTTTTAGTTTCCCTTCGAGTACTGCTGGCATTTTCGGATCGCCGTGGGTTGCCTCCGGCCATGTCACCGGCACGCCATCACAGCGCATCACCATGAAAAAGCGCTTACGAATCGTCGGTGCGCCATAATCGCACGCGCGCAGCTCGCGGTGTTCCACCTCGTAGCCCAGCCCGTTAATCAGTCGCTGCGCCTGTTCGCTTTCCAGTGACAGTTGAAGGAACTCGCAGCATTCTTCGAGCGCTGGATGGTCTGCCGGAACGCCGGATGTAAGCATGCCAATGAATGCCTGGAATGTTTCACCCGCACGCTCCGGATCTGGTCGCATTTCACCAGCCAGCAGTGGCCCCCACGTTTTGAACTCTTCAACGTTCTCAAGCATCATGACGTGTGGTCCTACATCCAGCGCCCAGCGAATCACTATCCATGCCAGTCCCCGGATGGATTTTTCTACAGGCTTAGCGCCTTTGGCTTTCGAAAAATGGCGGCAGTCCGGAGAGAACCAGGCAAGCCCTGCCGGGCGGCCAGCGGTTGCAACTTTCGGCCTGACGTCATAGACCGACTCACAATAGTGCAACGTATTCGGATGGTTAGTGGTGTGCATCGCCACAGCGTTCGGGTCGTGGTTGATGGCGATATCCACACTCCGGCCGGTAGCCAGCTCAATGCCCGTGCTCGCGCCGCCACCGCCAGCAAAGTTATCGACGATAATCTCTCTCACGCGTATTCCTCCATGGCGGCGACCAGCGAACGGGCAGCAGCAATAATTGACGGTACAGGCATTCTCTCAAGCCACATACGGTTGATGTGATGTCGCAGACGGCTCTGGTGGTGTGCCGGGAGATTCTCAGCGTTTTCAATCTGGTTGTAGACCATGCCCACTTCAGCAGGCCAGACTGTTTCAGATACGTTCGCCAATAGGAGACTCTCCAGTTCAATGATTCGTTTTATTGCATATCTCAGTTGCGGTTCCATCATTTTGCCGCCTTGCTCTTCAAATAACGTTTCAGGTCAAAGTCGATAACAGCACGCTGATCGCGAAAGATACCGCGACGTCCGTGCCGGATAAGTTCCCCCTGTTGCACGGCTATACGCATGTACTTTTCGGCGGTAGTGCGATGGAGACTGAATAGGACAACGACATCACACGTCTTTATGCGTCCCAGCTCTCTCACCAACTCGATAATCCGTGAAATAATCTGAGTGCGTTCCCTGTGTGATTTTGGTCTTGGCATCAGTCAGATCCTCCCACCAGCTTTCATGCGTTCATATTTCGCTTTAAGCAACTCTGCGGGTGTCGGACCTTTCGGTACGACGGGAGCTGCCAGTGCGCGACGAACCGGCGGGATCGGCTTTCCTCTCAGAACGCGTTTTTCCCACATATCGAGAATGTCATCTGCTTCGCGTTCCAGCTCTTTGTGACAGAGTTGGCCGTCGGTTCCGCGGCGCCGCAGCTCGAGGCAAATGTGGTAGTAAACCGGCTTCGGCCACGGATACTGCTCGCTGCTCGGATAACGGAACACCAGCTTGCGCCACTTCCAGTATTCCGCCATAACGTCAGCGGTGGTGATCCCCAGCACGCAGCGCCCTTCCCTGCACCACTTGATAAACTGGCCAGGCGACGGCAAAAATGGGCGCTCCTGTCGCCTCACCATGCGCATACCAGCTTCAACCTGCTCCAGGGAGGTTATCCCGTTTTCCTTGAAAGCCAGCACCCACTGCCGGCGAATCTCGTTCACATCTTCCTGGCTGCGATTAACCAGGCTTGCAGGGAACGCGGCCGCCAGCTGTACGAACAGGCCATTGATAATCTGCGCCACCTGCTGCGTTTGTTCCCGTTCGATGTACTGCTCAGGCAAGTTATGCGCCATACGGCGTGCCTCTTCGCGGTCAAAATTGCGAATACCCTCGGCAAGGTTTTTCATTCCAGCACCCCGTAAATCCAGTCGGTGTTATGCAGGTCGATGCTGCCCGGGGATGTCTTTGCCGATCCGGTTGCACGCAGTCGTTTGGTGGTGAGCTGATCCCACTGCTTGCGCAGACTCGAAGGGCTTAGGATGTTGTCTTTCCAGAACTCGTCTCTGTTGGCCCACTGGAACAGATCACAGATTTCGTAGTGAGTACGCTTGTCCTGAACACGCATCAGCCTGATGGTGTTTGCCCACTCAGCCCAGTTTGGTTCGGATAGCGATGCGTTAACGGTGAGAAGCTTGTCGTAAATCCAGTGACTGGCCTTGAGGTCGTCAGCCGATCCCCATGATTTACCTGCCGGAGTGTATATCCCATCGGCAGCTTCAGGGTGGCGAGAGAGAAACTCCTGAGTTTTCTGGTTTCGGGATTCGTCAGAATTCCGAGACGAGGATCTTTTAATACTGTTCTTGTTATAGTCTTGGGTGTCTACTGTTTCCGGGAAGGTTTTTCCCGTTTTCGGTAACACCTTTCCCGATTTCGGGAAGACTTTTCCCGTTTTCGGTTTGTCCAAAATCCAGGCGGAAAGGTCAGTATTTATACCGACAATTTTCATCACACCCTGCTTTTGACTGAAAATAATTTTGCGTTCTGCAAGCGATTTAAGCGCATCAGAAACATGGGAATCACTCAGCCCTGTAAGCTCGGCGATCACTGTGTTCGTTACGCGGTCCTGTTTCTTATTCCAGCCGTAGGTAAGCCAGATCACCGCCTCAAAACACTGCCATTCTCGGCCTGATAATCTCAGGCGAGGCTTAAGCTTCTGGATCTCATTGGCGATCTTGGTATACCCGTTCGACAGGTCGGCCATACGACCTCCCGGTTGTTCGGTTTGATTGGGGAAATTGATAATTTCGGCGGTATTTGACATACTTAGCTCCGCATTTGCCTAACAACTGATGCGTAAGAAAGTCGGTTCTGTTCGCGCAGGCCGGCTTTCGCCATTTTTGAAGTCTTCACATAGCCCCCAGCATGGTTGTTACCATCGCCACCAACGGCGCCGTAAGGTCCGGATCGACTCTGAACATTTCAATAATCCCCTCTCCTAACTCCTTCAGCTTTTCCTTCTTCGGTGCATCGAGCATGAGAGCTTGCTTCGCCTCACTCACCTCTTTTTCCAACCTGGCCATTCGGTAGGCAAACGAGTTGTTTTTAACGACACGGTCGCGGTATCGAAGCGGTAATACAGACATGATCGCGGGCACCAGCTGTTCGACGTTCTTTCGGTACGATGCGGAGTCTTCTTTGTTGTCGAGCCAGCGGAACAGCTTCACGTTCCAGACATCTGCCTGACCAGACACATCCACGCAATCAAGTTGGAGTTCTTCCGCCGCTTCCTGGATTTGAAGTGCAACAGCTATGCGCCCTTCTGCCGCTGCCCAAGCCCGGACTGCTGAGCAGATATCACGATGATCAATATCCTGCGCTGCAGACTCGCTTTGATGACACGGGAATATCAGTGGATTAGAGGAAGCTCTGCTACGCTGTTGAAATGAAACAGTTTGCATAATTAAGGCTCCTGTTTAGGTAAACCGTCAGTTGGATTTGGGTAGAGATCGGGGCGCAGTTCGTGGGGGGTCACTCCGGTTACTGAGTAAATTGGCAGGACACGATCTGCAGGAACCACGCCCTTATATCTATTTCGCCAATGACTGATTGTCATTGCACTTACGGTCAAGAGTTTGGCTAATCGTGAAGCTGTTCCTGCTTTGGTAATTGCTTTATCAATTGCTTTCATAAATTGCTCCATTGGTAACGGCTAGATTAAACATTTTGTTTATCTAAATGTCAACATTTTGAATATTGAGCTAATAAACTTTTGGTTTAGAATTCGTCCATGAAAGAAAAAACTCATCAGATTAACCACCCACAAGTTCAGAGACTTAACGAAGTCCTTGAATTGAAGAAATTGACCAAATCTGACATGGCCCGCATTTGCGGCGTCAGTGCTCAGTCGGTCAATAACTGGTTCGTTCGTGGGACCATTGGGAAAAGTTCAGCGATAAAATTAGCGGATGCTCTTGGGGTAAGCCTTGAGTGGCTTCTTGGTCAAGATGTCGGTGAGAAGGACGGACTAAAGCCTGACGAACAACGTCTACTGGAGCTATACCGTCAACTTCCAGAAGAAGAGCAACAGAACATGCTCCGTATCTTTGCGCTTCGACTGAAAGAGTTGGACGAGTTCTATGAAAAGTACATGAAAGGCCGAATCCGATCGCAAGAGGATTAAAGTTTTCTGGTTGCGCGAAGTTGTTGCAACCCCGAAATAATCATAAATTGTCCCATCAATGACTTAAAAAATCTGAATCAAATCATTGGGAGTAAAGATATGGATAGTCTTAAGTTTCAAAGGTTTTCTGATTTTAACCATGACGATCCTTTCTTTGATAGTTTAAAGGAAGACTATAAAGAATTCCCCGAATGGATGAACAAGAAAGCAAGGAATGGTGATTTTGCTTATGTTCTCTATGATGAGAATTATAACATTGAAGGATTCATGTACCTGAAGGAAGATGATGATGCTGGAGATATATCTCCCGCTCTACCTAAAGGTAAACACCTGAAAATCGGAACATTTAAATTTGAATCAAAAGGTACCTTACGAGGACAACGCTTTTTAAAGAAAGCATTCGACCACGCCTTTAACTCTAACTCCGATGATATATATGTAACTGTCTTTGAAAAACACAAGCACCTTGTAAAATTGTTTCAAACTTATGGTTTTTATATTCATGGGGAAAAAGAAACTCAAAACGGCAAAGAGTTTGTATATGCACGCAGCTTAAATGATATTTACGGCGAGGTATTGCTTGACTACCCTTTGGTTTTACCAAGGAACAAAAAGAAATTTATCCTTGCAATCAAACCTGAGTATCATACAAAACTCTTTCCTGACTCCAAACTGATTAATGAATCTCCCGACGTGGTTCGCGACGTCTCTCATACAAACAGCATTCACAAAATATACATATGTGCTATGCATTCGGTTCAGAACATGAATCGAGGAGATATTATCGTTATTTATCGCATGACCGATGGACAGGGTTCAGCGCGTTACAGATCAGTGGCCAGTTCTATATGTGTAGTAGAATCTGTACGACTAATCACCAGCTTTACAGATGAAAATTCTTTTGTAGATCAATGCCGTAAATTTAGCGTGTTCTCAGAGTCTGAATTACGGGATTTTTATCGCTCTAAGAAATTGCCTTATATTGTTAGATTTACATATAATATTGCATTGCAAAAACGTCCTAATCGTGCAATGCTGATTGATCAAGTCGGTTTGACTGGAGACCGCAATGGCAGATGGGGTAATTTTGAACTCACTGACCGGCAATTTAATGAAATTCTAGATTTGGGCTGCATTAATGAAAGTTTTATTGTCGATTAAACCTGAATTCGCTGAAAAAATACTAAACGGAACTAAGAGGTTCGAGTTTCGCAAAGGGATTTTTAAAAATCAGGAAATTAGCACTGTTGTAATATATGCAACAATGCCGCTAGGTAAAGTTGTGGGTCAATTTTCAATCGACTACATTTTATCAGACGAACCTGAAGCTGTATGGAAAAAGACAAAAGACTATGCAGGAATATCCAAAAAATTCTTTGATAGCTATTACTTTGGAAGGGAAAAGGCATATGCTATAAAGGTAGGCGATGTGGAAAGATTTGAGAATCCTATGCCGATTTCCTCATTAGGCCAAAACATAAAGCCACCGCAATCATATTTATACCTTCCCGCCTAAATCTACAACCCGGTCACCATGCCGGGTTTGTTGTTATCCTACCCTATCAACTCGCCACAATGTAAAACCTCCCTCTCACTCTCCGGTCTGTACCATTCCGTTGATTTTTTGCGCCTCAAATTCACAAATCTTGCGAGTGACAAACCATCATTAAACTTTTTGTTTATATAAAAATACTCATTTTGTTGACACAAGTTTAAACATTGTGTTTAATCAATCTCACCAAGACGCACTACGAACCACCAAGGCAGGACGCCCACGAAGTAGACGCCGACGGCATACGAATAGTCGGATGAGGTGGAGAGATTAACGCGCATCAGGTGTAAACGTTCCGCTGGCCGGCGATAAGGCAAACGAGGGTGAGAATGATTGATTTTGCACGTAAACCAGGACGGCAGCAGGCCGTAAAACTGAATTTTTTCAAGGTGATTCTTCGCCGCTTTTGCTACCTGTTGGCGCAAAAGGGGAATCCAGATGTGTAACTCGACGAAATGCGGGTACTGCAGCAAGCCGGTTGAACCGGAGGAAGTAGTCAAAAGTACCCTTCTCTATCGCAACGGCGCACAGCTGGCGCGCAAAGAAAAAGAGTATTGCTCTGAACGTTGTGCTTCGTACGACCAGATGGCCCACGAAAGCTAACGTAAAAGCCGCGCAAGGCGGCCCGTACGTCCGGTGACACCGACCAAAGTTACACCGGAAAACTACCTAAAAAACCAAAGTTCACCCAATGGGCGCTATCTCTGGCCCGGGGATCTTACATCCAAAAAAGAGGATCTCACATGGAATTTTTCTATGTAGTTAAGGCTACACAGAAATCCGGCAAAGAAGACGCAGTGATTTGGTTCACTGCTAAATCAGAAGCCCGTGCCAACCTGCAGCTCGATGTTGAGCTGGAAGATGCTGGTATTGAAACCGGACGCGGTAAGGATTACCAGAAACCGATCCGCACCGATTTTCCGGTGTATAACGATCTGCCAGAAGAAAGCACCGTGGATTACACTTGGTGCAAACGCTACGCACTCCAGGACGATGGACGCACCTGGCTGCCAAAGACTGGTGCTGAGTCTACTGGAGCCTTGGGCAACATTGCCGCACCGGAAACGACCGTAAAAGTCGAAACTAACGTCGAGAGTGTCCCGCTTGAAAACCGCACTCCAGCGGTCCGTTTTGCCGTCCACCTGACCTGCGACAAATACCAATCTCACATCACTAAAGAGCAGCAGCTGGCTGCCAGTGAAATGTCTCTGGATGAAGGCAACACTTATCTCCAGAACCTGCTGCTGGCGAAAAACGACATACCTGAAATAGCCAAACTCAGCCTTAACGCTGAGTGGAAATTGGTTCAGGCTGTTAAGGAAATTTTCGCAACAGACGAAGAGCATGAAGTAAAGCTGCTTGCAGATTTCATGGCTGACTGGGCGAGAGCTGATGCCAGCGACCGCAATCAGTTAGTTGAAAAGTGGAGAAGCGGAAAGCTTACTCTTCTCAAATCAGATAGCACCAGCGACGCCGACGTTACAACCGATCAGGATCCAGAACCTGAAAACGGTATTCAGATTGACGAGAATGGTGACGGAACCACATGTTATCCAGTCGTTCGTATGCCGTTTCGCAAGCAGCTGCTCGCCCAGTTCGCCAGCGACGAACTGCGCCACCACTTAACCCGCGAAGAATACGAAAATATCAGCGCGCTGGAGATGGACACTGACAACAGCTATGTCCAGAACCTGCTACTGGCGGCAGAAAACTGCGAGGAGGTTAAGGGTTACGATACCAAAGACCTTTGGCGCTATACCGACGCCATTCGCAAGGTGTTTAGCCAGGAGAAGTGTCACGAACTCGCTTTGGTCCTCCGATTTACCAGAATGTGGGCGGCGACTGATTACATTGACCGTGGCATTCTCGTTCGCGAATGGGCTGCCGGTAATCGTATCAGCAGCGTGCAGCGTACTGATTCCGGAACTAATGCTGACGGCGGCTATGTTACCGACCGCGGCGAAGGCGCACACCATACACTCGACACCCTCGATCTTGAGATTGCCTGCGCCCTGCTGCCGATGGACTTCAACCACTTTGAGATCCCGGGCAGCATCCTGCGCCGCGCCAAAGAGATCGTTACGAAGAAAGAAGAGCCGTGGAAATCATGGAGCAACATCCTGCGTAATCAGCCGGGCGTCCTGGGGGTTAACCGCACAGCAATCTTCAACCTGGTGCGCATCGCGCCGGAAAATATACACCTGACACCAGCTGCGCACCTCGAGTTTGTTTGCCAGACGATGACCACTGAATTTAATTCCGCAGTTGAGTTATTCACGCTGCCTGCGCCAGTAGCCGAACCTGAAGCGGCAGCACAACAGCCACAGGTTGAGAATCTCGGCAGCGGCATGTTCTCCATCAAAGGTTTGATGGGTGGAAATAACGACCCGGTCATCACTACCTCCTCAAATGAAGTCGTAAAAACGGAAAACACAACGGAGACCACCAGCGATGTGCAGATGGAAGCGACTCAGCCAGAGAAAGTCGAAAATACTGATCCGGTACAACCAGGCGAAGGCGTTGATGCAGATGATACGCAAGCAGTTACCGTAGCGCCGGCTGAGATACTGGCCGCTGCCGCACCTAGCCTCGCTAATCAAGAACCGGGGGATGGCAACCAAAAAACAGATTCAGCCAGCCAGAATATTGATTCTGCACACCAGAATGTGCCAGAAGCGACCCAAAATGAGCCGGAAGTGCAGCGGGACGAACCAGCTGCCGAAAACCCTGCCTACTTCGAACCGGGTCGTTATGAAGGTTTACCTAACAACGTTTATCACGCAGCGAACGGGATCAGTAGCACACAGGTTAAAGATGCCCGTGTGAGCCTGATGTATTTCAACGCGCGCCACGTCGCCAAGACTATCCAGCGCGCGCCGTCCAAAGTACTGGATATGGGTAACCTGGTCCATGCACTGGCCCTGCAACCGGAAAACCTCGTTGAAGAGTTCAGTGTGGAGCCGGAAATCCCTGAAGGTGCTTTTACCACCACCGCTACACTGCGCGAGTTCATCGACGTACACAATGCCAGTCTGCCAGCGCTGCTGGGTACAGACGATATCAAAGCGCTGCTGGAAGAGTACAACGCCACACTACCCGCGCAACTGCCGCTGGGCGCAAGCCAGGAGGAAACCGCGCAGAGCTACATGGCGCTGCCGGCTGACTTCCAGCGTATCGAGGCAGACCAGAAGCAGACGGCAACGGCAATGAAGGCATGCATCAAAGAGTACAACGCCACCCTGCCCGTGCCGGTTAAAACCAGTGGCAGCCGCGACGCGCTGCTGGAGCAGCTGGCTATCATCAACCCTGACCTGGTGGCGCAGGAAGCGCAGAAACCGGCACCACTGAAAGTTTCCGGCACCAAAGCGGAGATGATCCAGGCGGTGAAGTCTGTGAAGCCGGATGCGGTATTCGCTGACGAACTGCTTGATGCGTGGCGCGACAACCCTGGCGACAAAATTCTGGTGACCCGCCAGCAGCTGGCAACCGCCCAGGCCATTCAGTCCGCACTACTGGCACATCCAACAGCTGGCATGTTGCTCCAACACCCAAGCCGCGCCGTTGAGGTGAGCTACTTCGGCTTTGACGAGGAGACCGGTCTGGAAGTACGTGTGCGCCCTGACCTCGAGATCGACCTGGACGGCGTGCGTATCGGCGCAGACCTGAAAACTATCAGCATGTGGAATGTTAAGCAGGAAAGCCTGCGCGCCAAACTTCATCGGGAAATCATCGAGCGCGATTACCACCTGAGCGCGGCAATGTACTGCGAAACGGCGGCATTGGATCAGTTCTTCTGGATTTTCGTCAACAAAGACGAGAACTACCACTGGATTGCCATCATCGAGGCGTCCACTGAACTGCTGGAGCTGGGTATGCTCGAGTACCGCAAAACAATGCGCGCCATCGCAACCGGATTCGACACGGGCGAATGGCCAGCGCCGATCACTACCGATTACACCGATGAACTGAACGACTTCGAACTACGCCGCCTCGAAGCGCTGCGCGCTCAGGCTTAAGGGGGATTTATGCATAACACTAACGTTACCGTTGCTGACCAGAACACCGTTATTAACTCCAACGTGGCTTTGTTCGATTCCCAGTATCTGAACGCCATCAGCACGTTCGCGCAAATTATGGCGCAGGGCATCGCCACCGTTCCTAAACACCTGCAGGGCAATCAGGCCGACTGCATGGCTGTAGCGATGCAAGCGGCACAGTGGCAGATGAATCCCTTTGCCGTAGCGCAGAAGACACACCTGATTAACGGTGTGCTCGGGTATGAAGCGCAGCTGGTTAATGCCGTCATTTCACGCAGCGGCGTGTTGGCCAGCCGCTTTGAATATGAATGGTACGGGCAATGGGAAAAGGTCGTTGGAAAATTCCAAATCCGTAAAGGCGACAAAGGCGAGTACCGCGTCCCGGGCTGGACCCTGGCTGACGAAGCCGGGATCGGCATCATTATCCGCGCAACACTTAAAGGTGAAGATCAGCCGAGGGAACTTGATTTGCTGCTGGCTCAGGCCCGTACCCGAAACTCTACCCTTTGGGCTGACGACCCTCGCCAGCAGCTGGCGTACCTGGCAGTCAAACGCTGGGCGAGACTGTTCTGCCCGGATGTAATTCTGGGAGTTTATACCCCGGATGAACTGGATGAACGCCGTGAAGAACGAGAGGTAAACCCGGCACCGGCGCAGCACGTAAGCCTTGCAGACATTTCAGGTGACAACGTCACTACGACTCAAACGGCGCAGGAATCAGCTCAAAATATCGATGCACTAGCTGATGATTTCCGTGATCGCATCGAGGCGGCTCAGGATGTGGATAGCGCTAAAGCTCTGCGCGCAGATATTGAAACCGTGAAATCAACGCTGGGTTCTGCTCTGTTCACTCAGCTGAAAAACAAAGCGGTGAAGCGTTACTACCTGGTAGATGCTCGCAACAAGGTGGAGGCGGCGATTAACTCTTTACTCCAGCCTGACGAGCCGGGTGCCGCCGAGCGGTTCGCGGAAGCTGAGCGTGTGCTGGCATCGTCAAAGCGGCACTTGGGGGATGAGCTGCACGATCAGTTCAGCATCACCCTGGCGGATATGAAACCGGAATACGTGGCCTAACGAGACTGGGAGGGGCACCCCTCCCCTTAAGGAGACTAAATGCGACTGATCAATCGAGGCAGTAAGCAATCCCCTTTGGCTCGGCAGGCATGTGACATCGCGCCCACCGCCCATCAGCAACGTTACGGCGACTACGGGCGAAGCAAGATGAAAGAGACCTACACCGTAAGAGTTGAGGGTGTGAAAGTTTGGGTTGAAGTAGTGAATCGTAAGGCGAGCTATGTGGCTACAGCAATGACGGGCATGCGTCGGCTACGTTCCTTACCCGGTCAGGCCTCCTGATATCGGAATATCAATTATTTTTAACCGGCATCTTTATACTGATGCCGGTTACCTGAGGTGAACTATGTCACAGGTAATTTTTAACGAAGAGTGGATTGTTGAGGCCAAACTCACCGAAAGAACCGGGCTCTCAAGTGGGCAAATCAAGAGCTACCGTCTTAAATCATGGGTCAACGGCATCCATTTTAAATACGTTACCGCCGATGGCAGAACAGAGTCCGAGAAAGGACTTGCCTGGTACAACTACCCCAAAATAAACCATTTCATTAAGGACGCGTAATGGCAGGCTTTCCTACCGGTGTTGAAATCCACAACGGTAAACTGAGGATATCATTCAAGTATAAGAATATTCGCTGCAGGGAAGTTTTGCAGGGTTGGGCGGTGAACAATTCCAACATCAAGAAAGCCGGCAACCTGAGAGCGCTGATATGCGCTGAAATTCAGCTGGGTACATTCAAATACGAAGAGCGCTTTCCGGAGAGCAAAGCACTGAAGAAGTTTTCGACGCCCTTAAAGAGCGTCTTAACCTTTGGAGAGCTGTGCGATGCATATCACGCAGTGAAAGAGGTGGAGATCAGCCCGGCAACGATGATGATTACTCGCTCGGTCAGTACTCTCTTCACGAAAATTATCGGAGAAAGCACTTC